GAGCGCGCGGGCGATCGATCCAGACTTTGCGTCCGAACCCAGCACGGTGCCGGTGCCCTGCTTCTTCTGGCGGGATTCAGACACGCTCACGCTGCTGCCGCCCGACACGCTACCGATGGCCACGCCCAGGCCAGCCACTACCGCTGCCATTGCCGCCATGCGCACGGGTGCCGAGTACGGATCACCTGCACCCTGCCCCAGCACCGCAGCGATACCCTTCGGCACCAGTTCGGCCATCGTCATCGCCAGTTCGGCGGCGTGGAATACTTTGGACACCGTCATCAGCGCTTGGTAGCCACGGCTCTGCTCGCCGAAGAATCCAGCTGCTGCACCCGCCATGTCGCCGTAGCCAGACAAGCGGTTCTTGGTTTCCATTTCGGTCAGACGCGCGAGGTCCTCCATGTTCTCCATTTCGGTACGCTGACCGCTGGAGAACGCAAGCGCCGCATTTTGCCGTTGCTCATCGATTGCTGCCTGCCGTTTGCCGAATCCGTCGAGTGTTGATGTAAGTGCGGATAGCGCCGTGCCAGCACCGCCAAGCGATTCGCGCAGGGCTTCGCCGAACGACTGCGCCTTGGCAGGGTCAAGGAACTCGTCGAGACTTTCAGCGGCTTTCTTGCCGGCGGTGAATATATCAACTTTGCCAGTCGCAACCGCGCTGCGTTTCTTCGCTGCGATCAGCTTTTCGAGATTCTCGATCTCGTCCAGAGTCAAACCGAGCGACGATCGTTGCGCCAGTTGCTCTTCCAGGCGCGCCAGCTCTAGCGCTTCTATCTGGCCTTTTGTCTTACCGAACGTGAGGGCAAGTTCTTCATTACGATCTGCCTCTGTGATTGCGTTCTCAATCGCCTTGGCGACGTTGGTTTCATACGCAGCCCTCATCTTGCTGTATGACTCCAAACCTGCCGCCGCACGCTTGTTCGATTCGATGACCTCCAGTTTCGTGACGAGCTCTTTTGCCTGGCTTTCCAAATAGGCATATTGAATCGGGGTAAGCTTTCCTTTCATTTCGGCCAATTGTTCAGTCAAACTGAGCTGCTCCTGCTGGCTCGCAAGCAAGGGGGCGCCTGCACTGAGTTCGAGATTGGCCTGAACAATTTTTGCCTGAATGGCTTTTGTCAGATTTTGATAGGCATTGGCCTGCTTCTCTGCATCCTTGTCTGCGCCGTCGCCACCCGGCTTGTAGCCATTGAGATCTTTATCTTTCGGCTTTTCTTCTGCTGGTGGCTTTGCATTAGCAACTTTCGCGGACAGCCTTTTCTGGACTGCCTGCTCGAACATATTGCCGTCAGCGTTGTAGAACGCTGCCCACTTTGTGTTGGCAGCCTCCAAAACTTGATTTCGTTCGGCAACCACCTTTTTCAGATCAGCGAGAGGCGATCCACCTTTGGCCAGGGTGAGACCCATGTTCGCAGGCGAGGCCGTCCATAGCACCTCAAGATCGGCAGTAATCACTTCGACGCTACTTGCGAGAGCTGAGAATCCACGGACTGCCAGCACTGCTACGTCAGCTACCCGAGCAATGCCCATTGCAGCCATACCAGCCCACTCGGCAATTTCACCATTGTCGATGAGGCCAGTCTCAGCTTCGAGCACGTCGGTAAATCCTTCAGACAAACCAGTGAGCGCCGGCAACGCTGCCGTTACGATCGACGTAAAGGCTTGATCCGTACGCTGGCTCAGCATCCCGAACTTGTCTTGCAAGTCAGTTGCTTGCTTAACTGCCTCTGGAGTAACACCAGTAAATTTATCGACGTTGTCTGCCAAGTCATTCAAGAATGGCAGAAGGTCGGCCCCTGACTTACCAAACAGGTCCGTTACCACGGCGGCCTTCCCGGCACCGTCCTCGTACTGCGCGAGGCTTTTGGCAACGTCGATCATGACTTGGCCAGGGTCACGTAGCTTGCCCGCGCTATCCTTAGCTGATACGCCAATAGCCGCGAGTGCTTTGGACGTCCTGCTCGACTTCTCGTCAACGGTCGTGAGGTTGCGCGCCAATTTCACCATGGCGGGATCAACAGTCCCGGCAAAATCCACACCGAACGTTTTGGCCACTCGCTGGATGCGCGACAGGCTTTCGACACTGGTACCGATCTTCTGTGACAGATCGTCCAGCTCGCCCATTGAATCGAGGACACCGACCACTTTACTGCCGAGAGTGGCCAGCGATACGCCTGCAATTGCGAACGACGTGACATTCCCGATGGTCGACTGCAGACCGGCGTACCGGTCGTTCAGCGAACTCATCTGATTCGAGATGTTCTGGAGCGACAGATCGTTCATCCGGCGCACTGCGTCAGCGACACTCTCCACGCGCCGCCGGCTCTCAGCAGCGCCGTCGACAACCATTTCAATAAGTGCGCGTGGGGAGGTCATTCCGTTCCTAGGTCTTTCGCTTCTGCGCCCACTCTTCCAAGCAAGCGCGCTCCATCATTTGAATCAGCAGAAAGAACTTCTGCTGCGCCTTCTTCTTTAGCCCCCGCAGTCGGAGGCATGTTTCGACGCCGGGGTAATTGAGACCTGTCGCCCCACCCATCCCGGCGCTCCACTGGGTCTGCACCGAAAGCCACATCGAGAAGGCTTCGTTGTTCTCTGGCCAAAGCCAGTACTCATCTTCCTGCAGCGCTACGCCGCCCTCGGCACAGAGACCCATGGCGGCAAGCGCATCGTTGACATGATCTTGTTCGGCTGGCTCGTCACGGCCAAACTCGATTTGGCCGCGCGCCAAAAGGCGCACGACCTCCGTCAGTTTTTTGCGGTGGCCGACACCTGTTCCAGATAGGCATGCATGATCAACATCGGCAGGCCCGCGTTGTCGATCATTTGGTCGAGCTTGTCGCTGGCGAATGAGACTGGCTCACCATTGGCATCAAGGACGCCATCCCAACCTTCAGCAACGTTTTGAACGAAGGCTTTGACCTCGCCCTTTTTGTTGTTCATGACAGCGTCGATTTCAGCCTGGCTCAGACGCTTGCAGTGCAGAGTGAAATCAAAGGCGGTCGCTTTGCCGTCCTCGCCTGGCAGTGCGCCTTTGACGCGTACGGGGAGCTTGTTCAGTACTACGAGTTTGAACGCCATGGCGTTTCCTTTCAGTTATGGATAGAAGTGTTTGTTACAGGACGACGATGCGCCACTCGTCGTTGCCGTTGACCGGGACCAGGCGCACGTCGAAACCGATCAGGCGCTTGCCGTTCAGTTCAGATTTGCGCGGGTTGGTCAGCTGGGCTGCGGGTGCGAAGACGAGCACCTTATTGCCGGCAGCAGTGCCGATGGTGAAGCCCAATGCCTGCGTCTCGTTGGCCTTGACCGACGCCATCATCGCGACCTCCTGCGCCGCCGTCAGTTCCAGCTCAAGCGTTGCAGTCGACTGGCGATCCGAGATATCGACGGTCTCGGTGCTGAGCATTGCGCTAAAGTTCACCACGTTGCCGAAGTTCAGCTCGAGGCCCGTACTGTTGTAGACGGTACCGCCACTGAGCGCGCCGGCAGCGTACGTGCCGCCGAGCGTGATGTCGATCACGTTTGCCTTGGTCATGGCTACAGGCTTCTTCCACGGCGTAAATACGCCGGTAGCGTTCGGTGTCGCCGCGATGCCGCCGTCTAGACCAGTCCACTCAAAGCGCAGCATTGGGCGTTCGCCCACCTTCGCAGACAAGGTGCAGTTACCCATCGAGTCCAGCAGCTTGTGCAGCGCGCCATCGTCGTAGTAGTACTGGGTGAGCATCTTGAGCGACGTGGACACTGGGGTGTATTCCACACGCGCCGGGGTAGTCAGCATGCCTTCGGCGACGGCACAGCCTTGCAGCAGCTGGCCCCAGGCCGGCGCGGTACCGGCAACGCCGGAACCGGCCAGCTCGACCGCATAGGTCAGCTTGACGCTCGCCGGGCCGACGAGCTGCTCGCTACCACCGAAGTAGCCACGAATCAGCGAGCGGTCGATAGCTTGTGCGTCGAGCGGCGTAATGCTGCCTTCCGACATGAGCACGGCATTGGCCGCACCGGTTGGCACCGCATCCATGCCAGGGGTCGTCTGCACTTTGGCGGTGACGAGGGTGTTCTTGATCAGGCGGGGCATCGCTTACTCCTGGTTGGCCGTGCTGTCGTACTCGACGGCTGCGGCTGGTGTTTCGTCGGCAGGGGCTGGAACCGGGTCATTCGAGACCCACTCCCACGACTCCCGGTCGAAGGTCCAGGAACCGCCACCAGGTGGCGGCGGGATCTCGCGCTCGAGCGGCGCGGCTTGCGTCTTGTCAATATTCATATCAGCTCAATGTGAAGTTGCTTGTGCGGTGATCTGCGGTATAGGTGAGTCGGATCCACCCGGTTTTCTTTCCCTCTGTCGTGTTCTCTGCTTCGACACCAATCACCTGCAGATCTGTGACAATGCCACCCAGCGTCGAGTTGGCGGCCAGGCGTTCAAACACCGCCTTGAGCAGTGGATCGACCGCAAGATCGCCGCTCTCACTCGTGCCGCTTGCATAGCATTCGACGGTGAGACGGGTCGTCCAGTCGATGGGCGCTCCGTTGATCGTGCCGCCAGTTGGCACCGACTGGTCCCACTGCACGCTGATCGCCAGCTTGTCCTGCTCTGGCACTGCCATGGCCCGTGCGCGGTAAATCGCGCTGCACACGGGCGGCTGCGCCTCCAGCGCCGCGATGACTGCACTCACGATGTTTGCGAACGCGGTCCTCATGCGGCCACGGTCAGCGTGAGAATGGTCAGGCCGGTGTTGTCCGGGTCGGCGGTGAGGATCTCGTAACGCACAGCGTCGATCGTGATCTGCTGCCCAACCGGCTCAGCCATGACCGCGCTGTCCGCGACGGTGACAACCGGGCTGCTGGACGCCACCCCCATGCCCAGCTGCGCTTCGCTGGCCAGGTTGCGGAAAATGCCCGGCACAACCGCGCCGCCGATCGTCACCTGCTTGTTAGCCAGGTGATTCAGGACGGCGCTGTTCGCGGCCAGCTGGAGGTTGGCGAAGATCATGCGCGTGGATTAACGGATGACGCCGTCGAGCAGCACGGTAGCGATGGCCTCGGTGCCGGACTTGGCAGATGCGGCCGCGCCGATCAGAACGTTGTTGGTGGCAACCTTGGTTGCACGGCGCGCCGTGTTGTCCCAGTAGACTTTGTCGCCAGCAGCGAGGGTGTCAGCGGTAACAGCAGCCAACGCATAGACGCCGAAGCGGTTGATCTCGACCGGCGCGCCCTGCACTGCGTCGTGGCAGGCGACGCCGAAGAGTGCGCCGACCAGCAGCGCCTGGCCGCCAAGCACGTTGGCCGGGGCGATGACGGTCAAGGTGCAACCGCTCTGGATGAAATTCTTCATGTTCGATTCCTGTGATGGATGAATGGGCAGGCAGCGGCGGCTTACTTGCCGACGCCCTGGTACAGGCC